AGCCGGATTCAGAGTGCTCGGAAACGTGGAGATCGACCCGAAGATCAATGCGATGTATGTAGAGAACAATCATCCGAAGTATAACTTTTGTGAGGATTTGAGAGAGTTTAATCAGAGAGACGATATACCGGATGAATTGTATGATCTGGACATATTGGACGGTTCGCCGCCGTGTACAAGCTTTTCGACAGTCGGAGTGCGTGAGAGAGACTGGGGAAAGAAAAAGACGTTCCGAGAAGGTCAGGTGAAGCAGACACTTGATGATTTGTTCTTCGTCTTCTTGGATACAATGGAAACGCTGCGTCCGAAGGTAGTGGTCGCGGAGAATGTACCTGGGCTTCTGACAGGAAAGGCGAAAGGCCATGTGAATCTGATCGTGAAGCGATTCCGTGAGCTTGGATATGATGTACAGGTGTTCAAGTTGAATGCTGGGCTGATGGATGTTCCGCAGACCAGGCATCGTGTTTTCTTTATAGCGAATAGAATGGGGTATCCGAAGCTGAAGCTCGATTTTCATTATGATCCGATTTATTTTGGACAGATCAGGAGCGCTGAAGGTAAGGAACGGAGTAGTAGTTCTGCGATGGAGCAGCTTCTGGATATGGCGATACCTGGAGAGAAAAACCTGTCACAGGTATGCGAAAGGCTGACTGGAGACAGTTCATGCTACTTTTCACATGAGATAGTAGATGATGGGATGGTCTGTCCGACAGTAACGTCAGGTGGTTCATTCTACAGATTTTTTGACAGGAAAGGATTTACAGACGAAGACTTCAGAAGGGTACAGAGCTTTCCTGAAGATTATGACTTCTGCGGGAACAGTGTACAGTATGTGACAGGAATGAGCGTGCCGCCGAATATGATGGCGAACGTAGCGGAGGAAATATATACACAATGGCTGAAGTGATAGATGTCGAAATCGACAAGCTGAAGGAGTATCCGAACAATCCGAGAAGGAATGAGAAGGCTGTGAAGCCGGTGGCGAATAGTCTGAAGAAGTTCGGATTTCTGAATCCGATCATAGTGAACAGGGATATGGTCATCCTTGCCGGACATACACGGTTGAAGGCTGCGAAGGAAGATGGCCTGAAGACAGTTCCTGTGATCGTGGTGGATGATATGACGGAGGCTCAGGAGAAAGCGTTCAGGCTGGCGGATAATCGTGTGGCTGAGCTTTCGACCTGGGATGATGAAAAGCTGAAGGAAGAAATGGCAGCGGTGGACGCGGATGATTGGAGCGAGTTCGGTGTGTCTGATCGGGAGCTGAAGAAGTATGAGCCGGACAGTGACGAGCTTGTATGTCCAAAATGCGGCTGCCGGTTTACTGAGTAGATATGACACATGACGAATGGAAAAAGAAGATCGTGGCGGCATGCAAGGAAGCCGGAACGTACAGATCGTTCTTCGATGACACGATAGAACAGTTGGCGAGCATTCTTGAGATCAGGGATGACGCGAATGAGCAGTACCGAAAGAGCGGGAACAGTTCTGTCATTAAATACACGAATGAGGGCGGTCATACGAATCTGAAGAAGAATCCGGCGCTTGTGGTCATCAACGAGGAGAATCAGCTTGCGCTTGCATACTGGAGAGATTTGGGGCTGACACCGGCGGGATACAAGAAGCTGAATGGCGAGGGTATCGATAAGAGAGCCGGAAGCTTTGAACAGGCGCTTGCGAATCTGGGGATATAGTGAAAATGATAATCGATCATACACATCCTGAATATGACGTGCTGTGGCACAGTATGAGCCAGGGCGGCAGACATAATGGCGCGTATTACTATTCGAAGGAGATAGTTAGGAACATCATTCCGAACGTGAAAACGGAGCGGAATTGGGTGACAGTGAATATACCTGGAAGGGCGTTCGATAATTCGATCGTGTTCGTCCACAATAATCTTTATCCGGAAGTATATGACTGGCTGAAGCATTATAACAACATCGTGCTGGTTTGCGGGACACCGCATACGGCGGAGCGGATGAGTTATCTGGCACCGGCGTTATATCTTCCGCTTTCGGTCGATGTGAAGGAAGTGCTTCAGTATTCCGCACCGAAGACGAAGGACACGGCTTTTGCCGGAAGGCCGCAGAAGGCGGCAGAGGCTGTGCTGCCGGAGGAAGTGACGATGCTGTCAGGAATGCCGAGGCAGCAGCTTCTGAGAGAGATGGCAAAGTACAGAAAAGTGTATGCCGTCGGAAGATGTGCTATTGAGGCGAAGATTCTCGGCTGCGAAGTGCTGCCGTATGACAGCAGGTATCCTGATCCGTCGTTCTGGCAGGTGGTAGACAATAAAGAGGCGGCGGCGATGCTGCAAAAGATGCTGGATGAGCATGACGGCCCCGCGTATTAAGCGGAGGCGATCAGAATGAAAAGCTATAAGAGAATAGCGCTGAAATATGCGGATGACGTTCTCTCAGGAAAAGAAAAGCGTGCCGGTGCGGAGATCGTGGCGGCGTGTCTGAGATTCAAGATGGACCTGGAACGGAAGGACATCGAGATCAGGCCACATGATCCGGATACGGTGATTGCGATAATGCAGGGAACGCTGGTCCACATGAAGGGCGAGAATATAAAGGGCGAGCCATTACTTGGCAAGCCTTTTATTTTGGAGCCGTTCCAGATATTCATCATATACAATCTGCTCGGATTTTGGTTCGTAGGAACGAATGAGAGGAGATTCAAGGAAGCATTTATCGAGCTTGGAAGGAAGAACGGGAAAACGAGTTTCATCGCCGGCCTTGCGTGGGCGGTGAGTATTCTGCAGAGGAGATCAGGGTCTGCTTGCTACATCGTGGCGGGTGCTCTGGATCAGGCGCTGCAGAGTTTCGATTTTCTGAATTTCAATCTGAAGTATGCCGGGCTGGATAAAGATTTCAAAGTGCTGGATAACAGTTTTCATCACAAGATCGGATACATGTTTACGGATGAGAATGATATGCCGGATGGTTCGATCGAAATAGTGGCGTTGGCATCGAATCCGAATGCTCAGGATTCGTATAACTGCAATTTCGCGATATGCGATGAGGTCGCTTCGTATAAGAGCCCGAAACAGTACAATCTGTTCAAACAGGCACAGAAAGCGTATCTGAATAAGCTGATTGTCGGTATCACAACGGCAGGCGACAATATCAATAGTTATGGATACCGGCGTCAGGAATATGCCGTGAAGGTAGTGACCGGCAAGGTCAAAAATGACAGCTTATTCGTGTTCATAGCGAGAGCGGATCAGGCGAAGAATGGCGAAGTGGATTATACGTCCGCAGAGCAGCACATGAAGGCGAATCCGAATTACGGCGTGACGATAAAGCCGAAAGAAATCATGGAGGAAGCGCTGGAAGCGCAGAATGATCCGCAGCAGAGGAAAGATTTCCTGTCGAGGTCGCTGAACATTTACACGGCATCGCTGAAATCATGGTTCGACATTGATGAGTTCAAGAATTCGGATGCGAAGTATAAGTGGACACTGGATGAGCTCGCGAAGATGCCGATCATGTGGTATGGCGGAGCGGACCTGTCCAGAATGTATGACCTGACGGCTGCGGCGCTGTTCGGAAGATATGAGATGGGTGATGACTATGTGGACATCATCATCACGCATGGATTCTTTCCGGTCACACAGGCGACGGCGAAGTCGGAGGAAGACAGTATTCCGGTTTTCGGCTGGGCGGATGACGGCTGGCTGACGATGTGCAATAGTCCGACCGTGAATATATCGGATATCGTTGAATGGTTCAAGGCAATGAGAGCGAAAGGCTTCAGGATTCGTGAAGTCGGTCATGACCGGAAGTTCGCCGGAGAAGAATACATTCCGGCGATGCAGAAGGCAGGCTTCAGGATCGTGGATCAGCCACAGCTTTACTGGATAAAGTCAAAAGGCTTCAGACGTATTGAGAAGGACGCGAAAGACGGAAAGCTCTACTACGTCCATAATGAGGCTTTTGAGTATTGTGTGTCGAATGTGAGGGCGATCGAGAAGACGGATGATATGGTTCAATACGAAAAAGTTCAGCCGACCCAGAGAATCGACCTGTTCGATGCGTCGGTATTCGCCGCGGTCCGACATATCGAGGATCACAGCAAGCAGGTTAAAATTGCGAAATGGTTCGATAAACCGAAATCGTAACAGGAGGGCGCAAGGGTGAAAAACTTTGCACAGATCAGGCAGAAGAAAAGCGGAACAAAGCCGGCACTTGTCATCACGGACAATGCCGGTGATTTATGCGTTCCAGGATATGTGAATCTGGAGAATAGTCCGGAGATCACGGCGGGAGTGCTGAAGATGGCGCTTCTGATCGGGTCGCTGACCATCCATCTGATGAACAACACGGAGCGCGGAGATGAGCGGATAGTGAATGAGCTCAGCCGGATGATAGACATCACACCGGCACCGGGTATGACACGGCAGAAGTTCATCATGTTCGTGGTGAAGACGATGCTGCTCGGAGGACAGGGGAACGCGGTGGTTCTTCCGCATACAAGAGCGGGGTATCTGAAGCGTCTGGAGGCCATAGCAGCCGATCGTGTGAGTTTTCTTCCGGTCGGATATTCAGATTATCGTGTGATGATTGATGCACGGGAGTTCAGGCCGGATGATGTACTTCACTTCACGTATAATCCGGACAGGCATTATCCGTGGATGGGGAAAGGAATCACTACAACGATCAGGGATGTGGCGAACGGTTTGAAACAGGCACAGGCCACGAAGACGGGTTTCCTGAGTACCGAGTATAAGCCGAGCATGATCGTAAAGGTCGATGCGATGGATGAGAAGTTCGCTGATCCGGCGCAGCGGAATCGTATTCTGGAAGATTACGTGGAAACAGCTGGCGCGGGGAAGCCGTGGGTGATACCGGCGGAACAGTTTGACATCCAGACGGTGAGACCGCTCACACTGAAGGACCTTGCTATTGCAGAGGATATGGAGCTCGACAAGAAGACGGTTGCATCGATTCTGGGAGTGCCGAGTTTCGTTCTGGGCGTGGGAGATTATCATCAGTCTGAATGGAACAATTTTGTCCAGAACACGATCGGTCCTATTTGTGTCGGTATTCAGCAGGAGATGACGAATAAGCTGATCCTGTCGCCGAATTGGTTCCTGAAGTTCAATACTCTGTCGCTGATGGATTGGGATATCAAGACGATAACTGAAGTGTTCACGGCGCTGAATGACAGAGGCATTGTGGATGGTAATGAAGTGAGAGACAGAATCGGCATGAGCCCGAGAGAAGGTCTGGACGAGCTTGTCAGGCTGGAAAACTATATTCCGGCTGACATGGCTGGAAACCAGAAGAAGCTGACGAATCA